GCCAAATCCTAATAACATATATAATCCTTAGAAGGAGACAGGGGGTATGTGGTGGTGCCCTGCCTCCATCAAAGAATTATATCATCGTTTAAACCAAGAAGGAAGTCCTAAATGTGGACGCTTATCAAACATATTATCTTTAGCTCCCGGTGTTTTTCTATTATTATAGTGAAGAAAGACTTGTACACATTCCTTACCTTTAAACTTTTCTCTCCAATGTTCTAGCTCACAGCCTGAATAAACTAACATATCTCCTGGTTTTAGATCTACTTTAATACCTTTTGCTTGGCTAGTAGTAGTTATTTTTTTACCATCTGGAATTCCTACATTTTCATTAGGGCTTAAATAAATAGGCCAAGCATCACCACCCAGATTCATAGTAGTTGATATTTCACAACTAAATCTATCTTTATGTCTTTTAAGAACATCACCTTTTTTATATATTCGTGCATACGTATAAGCCGGATATAATTTTAATCCTGTGGCTTTTTCCATACCTGGTTGACATTTTAACATTAAAGTTTCCATAGCTATATTAGAATATTGAGAATATGTGTTTGGGATTTGACCATCTGGTTCTTCATAGTGTCCAATAATATTTTCAAAAGGTGAAAAATATCGTGAAACTTTACACGTGTCATAAACTTGTTTTTGCATTAAAAAATAATTTGCAACAAAAGCTGCTAGATCTTTTGATATAGCTTGTTTAATAACTGTATACTTTTTCTTTTTAAACATCTTTAGCGTGTTCCTTTAATACAGCTGATACATTAAAATGAATAAATCTAAACGGAGTGTTGCCGTAATCAACAGAAAATTCGTGCTCTAAATATCCAGGAAAAAAAATAAGCAATCCTGGTTCTGGTTTAAAATGAATTAATTCTGTTCCAGGCCATACTCCTTTTTGAGGTTTCATATGTAATTTAGTTGTTCTAGCTCCAGTTCGCGGTTCGTGAAAAACTGGGTATGAAGTTTTATCACTAGCTTTTAAAAAATAAAAACCATTAACGTGGGTGTTCCAATGAACGTGAGCATTATGGTGTCCTCCACCTTTCTTGGCAAATTCTTGTACCCATATTTGTTCAAAGAAAGTTGTATACTTACTCATATCAAATCCTGAATGATCTAAAAATTCCCAACACTTTTGACCAACATAATTTCTAAAATCCATAAATTGAGTATCACCCATTAATTGAGTTGAATGCCACGAACGACCAAAATCTCCGTGAGCTTTTAGATGGGCTTTAGCTTCTTTAGTTTTTTTAGCTTCTTTAATATATGGATCAGATGCTTTGTTTAAAGATTTAACAAAGTCTGTTTTAATTTCATTCCATATAGGAGTTACAAAAAAATTATTAATATGCATACTATTTAAATGGATATCCTAAATGCCATACGACAAGTGAGTATCTAGTTCCTCTTGTTACTGGTTTGACTCTATGCCACAAGTGTGAAGGAAATACTACGATAGAGCCTTTAGGTAATATTTCAGGTACGCTTCTTATATGTTTACTTTCATCTCTCATATTAGGATCATAATTTCTAAAATCAAATTCTAATTCACCACCTGTATATTCAGATCCATCGGTTAATTGACAAGTCATAGATAGTTTTCTAATTTTGCCATTATCAGGATGATCTTCTTTTCTTTGATAAGGTTTTTCCCAAGGATCAATATGCCAATCATAGTATTGGTTGTGTTTATATTTAGTAAATTGACAAGATTCTGATCTATCCCATTGAAAATTCCAACCTGCATTTTTATTTGCCATATGAACATAAGGATGTATTTCTTTATATATCCAAGTTTCGTTTAACCATACTAAATCCGATTTTCTTTTTCTTTTGTAAATTTTTTACTTCTTGCTTGTTTAATTTTCTATCTTCATAACCACCTGTCTTAGCCATTACTTCTTCTTTGGATAATGCATATTTAATAACTTCATCACAAAATTTAGGAGTTAAAACCCCACTAAAATACCAGAAATAATTAAATAAATTCATAAGTTGTAGTTAAAATAAAATTTAAAGAATCTTTTTGATTGTTTGTTATGTAATACATTTGAGTAGAAGGAAACATAATAAAATCATTATTTGCTAAAGGTATGTCCCAACTTCTTCCCGCTCTTCTGTTTTGATCATAGTGTATTCGAACACTACAATCTTTAACATTTACTCCATAAAGAAATGTATAATCAGGAGAATTTCTAAGGTCTACTGGATCAATATTTAATAAAGGAATTGAAAGTTCTTTTGGTTTATAAGCATTTCCCCACGTTTCTTTATTTATTAAAGTAAAATTGTGCTCTATGTTTATATGCTCTCGCATATAAGTATTTAACATATCCCAGTTTCTTGAGAATGGAAATTTAGAATTTTTAATTTGTGATGATAAAATATCTTGTTGAAGTTTGTCTCGATCTATTTCGAAACCTTTAGGCATATTTATCCTGCCATAATGTAAATCTATTTCAGATAATACTTTCTTGTGCATACCACATACCTTTTTAATTTATGCTCTTGTATCTGTCAAGTCCCAAGACTGGCCTGATTCATTCCAAACATAAGTCCAGTTGTGAGTAGCTGGTGTGTTTTCATCTACCTGTGTATTTTGAGCTTCTTGTTCAGCTGTCAATGCTGGAGCATCTCCAATTGGAGATTTCCACTGTGCTGTTGTAGTATCCTTTACCCAAGATGGATAAGGTGACTTTGGCCAAAAAATATTATTATCTTCATCCCAAGTATAACCTATACCTGCGTAATTTCCTCTAAGTGGAGTTCCACCTAATCTATGTGTATTAGATGATGTATTATACGAAGTTTGAATCCACATTGGAGCAGGCCAATTATTGTGTTTTTCTAAATATTGTTGTCCTACTGATTCATCTTCAACGCCATCAGCATTTTTCATATCATTATTGCCCATAGTTAATACTGCAATAACTTTTCCATTCATTCCTATTTTTGCAAAGTGTGCCATATGTTTCTCCTTATATATTAATTTTAAAGTTGTGTAAATGCATAAATATTATCGATATCTATACCTAATCATCACTATACCTGATCCACCTGTACCAGTTGGATTTGGTGTTCCTGCGGCACCACCTCCACCTCCACCAGTGTTTATTGTACCAGCACCTCCTTCTGAAGCAGGAGCACCTGCACCGGAATTACCACCAGCTGCACCACCTCCTGAACCACCTGCGCCACCAGTTGTTGGAGGAGAACCACAATCCAATACCTCCACCACCGCCACCACCGCCGGCAAAATATCTTACATTACTTACTGGACCTGGACTTCCATAACTTGGGGCTGGTGTTGGTCCTGTAAATGCATCTGCTATATAAGAACCTACTCCTCCTGCTCCACCTATATCAGGTGCAGGATTAGTTTGTCCACATCCTCCAGCACCGCCACCACCTGTTGCTGAATACATTGGTCCCGTACTACTAAGAGGTCCTCCATCATTTCCTTGAGGTGGAGTTGTAGGTGGAGTATTTCCAGTTCCACCAGGAACATTATAACCACTTCCACCACCAGAACCGCCAGGATTTCCTGGTCCTAATGGATTGTGCGCACCACCTCCACCGCCTGCAGTAGATGTAATTCCTAGAGCAGTTGAATCATTTCCATTATTTCCTTGAGTATTTCCAGATGAAGCTGCCGTAGCACCTCCACCTACTGTAATTGTATAAGCTGTTGCTGATACGGGAACACCCGCACAACTTGCTAAAGGTGACGTTGTTGGTGCTGGTAGTGATAAAGAATTAGAAAGTCTAAAACCTCCTGCTCCTCCACCGCCTACTCCCATACCTGCTCCTGCCGGTAAAGATGAAGCACCTCCACCACCTCCTGCTACTACTAAATAATCTACATTATTGGGTCCTCCGGCTGGATTTCCTAATGTTGAAACAGTAAAAGTTCCAGGGTTTGTAAAAATATGTGTTTTAAAATTACCACAAGTGTCAATAGAATCTCCGCCGGTAGCTGCAATATATGTTGCTCCCGGAACATCACTTTGATTTCCTGAATCTGTTACTATCCATCCTTTAGATGCGTCTACATAAACTAATGTTACTGCTAGTCCATCGACACTTAGAGTTGAGTCTACTGCGGTGCCTCCAAGTTTTTCTGTTCCATTTGGAGCTATTGTACAATTAGCTACAGCAAAATTCTTTGCGTAATCAGCAACTCCTACTACATCACCAGCCGTACCTGCGGGTAAATTTACTATTACCGCTCCTGTTGTTGCTGTATCTACAAAATATCCAACACCTGCTACGGCTGTAAAGTCTACTGTTTTAATTGATGCTACATCCCAGTTAACTGCACCTGTTGCNCCNAAACCTGTTGCTGTACCATTGTTTGAAATCGTTACACCTGCAGGNATATTAATTGTATCTCCGCTNTCTCCTAATGTGGTTGTNCCACAATTAGTTCTTGGTGTTAATTTATTTACTTTTATTTCACTCATAATTATTGAAACCTATATCTTATTATTACCACACCCGAACCACCTTGACCACCAGTACCTCCTGGTTCAGCAACGCCTCCACCACCACCACCAGTATTATCTGAACCATTACCACCAACTCCAGTAGGGTTTCCCCCACCAACTCCGCATCCACCACCGCCAGCACCTCCTGGTGCTCCAGATCCATTTGAACCTCCACCACCGCCACCAGCTCGTGTAATAGCACCACCCGTTATAGAAGATGGAGTTCCTGCTCCTCCAGCTCCTGCTGGACTACCTCCGGGAGTACCGGCAACAGCAGCTCCACCACCGCCTCCACCGCCGCTTCCTGAAGTTGAGTTTCCACCATCTTTACCTTGTGCTGGAGTTACGGCTGGTGTATTTCCGGTACCTCCTGGATTAGAATTTGATCCACCACCTCCTGAGCCTCCAGGTTGTCCGGAACAAGGAGCAGTACCATCAGACTGTCCAGCGCCACCACCAGCAGATGTAATACTATCAAAAGTGCTACTTCCACCAGGTGTTCCGTTTACAGGTGAAGTACTAGAACCTGGTCCACCTCCGCCTATAGTTATAGGATAACCTGTCGCTGAAACGGTAACTCTATTTGGGACATTTGGATAACCATCTAATGGAGATCCTGAATAAGGCGAACCTGGACTTACTACTTCTCTATATCCACCTGCACCTCCACCACCTGATCTACATTTTCCAGCTCCACCACCACCTCCTATTACTACATAAGAAACTATATTATCAGCAGCACACACTGCAGCTGTAGAAACACAAAAAGTTCCTGGATTAACAAAAGTTGCAACTTTTATATTACCACAATCAGGCGCAGTTGTTAAAGTATTACACGCTCCTGAAACTGTTGCGACCATATAAGATATACCTTGTTCTGTATCTTCTGCATTTTGAACATTAACCCACCCTTTTGTTGAGTCTACATAAACTAAAGTAAGGGCCTGACCATCTACAGTTAAAGTTATACTATCACTGTTTCCACCAATTTTTTCTGATCCATTGGGAGTAATTACAAAACTGTATGTAGAAAAATTTCTTGCATAGTCAGAAAAAGCTACAATAGCTCCTGGTGATCCTGCGGGTAAGTTTGCTGTTATTGAACTTCCTGAATTTATAAAATAACCTTCACCATCTACTGGCGTAAATGTAGCTGTTATAGGTGTGGTTTGCCAATTAACACTTCCGGATCTTCCAAAACCTGTCTGTGTTGCTCCTGAAGCTAGTGAAACTGTACCACCACAACGACCTAATGTAATGGCAGATCCATCTACAACAATTGGATTACTTGCTCCGGATCCTATTGTAGTAGTTGTTCCACATTTTTTGATGATGTTTGAATCATCTGAAACTTTATTTATATTATCTACTTTAATTTTACTTGTCATAATTATTGAAATCTATACCTTATTATTACGATACCTGAACCACCACCGCCGCTACCTTTACATCCAGTTACGGCACCACCACCTCCGCCACCAGTATTAGCAGTTCCATCCATACCAGGATTAGTTGTACACATTGCACCATTACCACCACCTCCAGCACCTCCTTGAGGTTGAGGTGTACCACTTTGATTTCCACCACCACCGCCACCAGCATAAGCTGTTGCACTTCCTGAGATACTTGTTGTTGCACCGGCACCTCCACAGTTTCCTGTTGAGGATGGCTGACTTCCATCACCGCCGACTGCGGTTGCTCCACCACCTCCTCCACCACCTACTGGGTTTGAATTAACTGGACCACCATCACCACCATTAGTTCCTTGTGCAGGACTAACGGGTGGAGTATTTCCTGTGCCTCCAGAAGATGTTGCACCAGCTCCACCACCAGAACCACCATTTAAACCAGCTAAAGTATTTCCGGAACCACCTGCTCCACCTGCACTGGTAATTGAAAAAATAGAAGGAGTTCCTGCAGTACCACTCNCAGGACTTCCAGCTCCAACGGCAGGTCCACCTCCACCAACTTGAATTGGATAGGCTGTTGCTGAGACTGTAACTCTATTAGCGGGTGTGGGATAACCATCTAAAGGACTTGCTGAATATGGAGCAGATGGACTGTTGACTTCTCTAAAACCACCGGCGCCAGCACCACCTCCAATAGGTCCGCCACCAGAACCACCACCAGCTACTACTAAATGAGAAACTAAATTATATGCTGCACAAGCTGATGCACTATTAACTGTAAAAGTTCCTGGAGCTAAAAAAGTTGCAATTTTCATATTAGAACAATCGGGTGCTGTTGTTAAAGTATTACAGGCCCCACTTACTGATGCACATATAAAAGATCCACCTCTTACATTAGAAGTTGAATCCATAGTATTAATCCAACCTTGAACACCGTCTACATAAACAAATGTAACTGATTGACCTT